TGCTAAGCGTTTTTGCCATTTTTAGTCGACTAAACTAATAAATAGCGTTCCACCCAGAGACCACTCTCGTAGTCTTTGGAAATGTTATTTCTGACGGGTCAGAATCCCGAGAAGGAGATGTTAATTCCCTCAAGAGACGCTGCCAACTATCCAGAATAGATTTCGCTTTACGAGCTTTTAAACTCTTAACGCGGAACTGGATTTGTTGGATATCGGCGTTCCATCTGAATCTTATATCGTAAAGCTTATTAAGCTCAACGGCAATGTAGGCAGAAGGAACGACCTTACAAGGGAAAGCTGAGAGTTTAGTGCCATACGGAATCTTACCGTAGACTTCTTCCAGCCTTAACCAAAGTAAGCAAGATAACTTCTCATACCCCATAACCGCATAACGGTTAGCCAATGAGGTATAAGAAGCAAATGCCGAAGCGTCAAATCTCTTACCAGACCAACGGGTCCTTAACCTAAGGGGAGTAACTTCGACGCCATTAAAGGCGTCCATGCCACATGACTCTCGGAAAAGGCCCGTTGCACAGGACTTACTGGTATTGACCTTTAAGCCAACTCGTTCCAGAGCCCTAGACGCTAAAGAAGCATACTTCGTAGGTACGATGATATCATCGCCGTAGACGTAGACTTCCCTTGCCACTTCTTCGTACGGACGAAATCTCCTTCGAGAAATCGCAGCCACAATTATTACCCAGAACGTATACGCCTCCACCGGGAAGCATAAAGCACTTCCCATAGGGGCATATTTCTTTAGGGGTAGAACGCTCCCATCCGGGAGTTTCGTGGCTGTCGTGCGTAGGGCTGTCAGTGATCTTAGCAAAGCCGGACATTTGGAAAATGTCCTCCGTACTAAGTCTAACGAAACCCTGTCCGAGGCGTCCTTCAGGTCTAACGTAGCAAACTTCCCATCTTTCGAAGATGAGAGAGCCAGCTGACGGTTGACCTGTTGAGACGAGAAGTTCACCATCCCCCTGGTTAGCGAGCATTTGCTCTCCAGAAAAGTAGCTAACTTCTTCCCCAACCCCTCCTGGAGCCACATATATTCCAGTGGCTCCATAGAGATCAAACGAGGACCTCGTGAATCCTTTGGAACTAACACGACCTTTGCCTCGCCACTCTGGGCGGGGATCAAGGTCTTGTACCATTCCAAACGATCGATTAATTCCGACCCTTTCCCCGTCATAAAATACGAGTAATAAGGATACACCTGGTGGATTGAATCGAACTTTGTGGTAAATGTCCACTTCTGTTCACCTTTCTGCCCGGATGCAACCGCACCTGGACCATGCTTCGGTATGATGTCCATAGGATTGAAATCCTTGAACACACGCTCGGTTATGTCAGCTGCATCTAGCACGTCGCTAGATGTAGTAAGTGAGATTGAGCTTAAATCAGACTCCGTCTCAATGAATCCGTCAACAATACGCTGATTTTCATCATCAGAGAAAGGAACTTCTAACTTATACACGAAGCCACACACATTACGAATGTGCTGGATAGCCCATTCCTGTGCGTCGGCCAGGAGATTACCACTTTCATCATCGAAGACCAAGGAAAAGTACGCATGCAGAAATGCAGGTATACTACTAAGCCTAGATCGTTTTTTAAACTCTCTAGGACAGGCGAACTTGGAGTTCAACAGTCCCTGAATTAGGGCCTTATCAAGCTTTGGTAAGGTCTTCGTCAGGAACGAGAATCCTTCTAATGAGGTCGATCGCGCCTGGATAGTCGCGAAATCCCTCCTGGAGCAGGATTGGAAGTAGGAATCTTGTGACACGCGTAACGGTAAGAGCAATGCCTCGTAAAGTTCGGTATAGAAACCGACCTCGCTTTGAGGGACCTTCATATGTATGGAGTATCCTTTCGAGAGCGCCAAGAACATAGTTGAGAGCACTTATAACAATCAACCTGTACACCGGGGACATATGGATTATGCCTCGCCGATGAGCAGTGAATCAACCGTGCCAGTCGTCAAATTGAAGTCCGCATCGTCCACAAACAGGTCTAAAGCCTGGTGCAGAGTATCATAAACTTTCGCATTGGTGATGACAGGGTTCTCCGGTACCGTTATTGTAACGGATACTACGACCGGGTACAGCACTCCAGCAGTATCTACATATGAGTTTCGAAGTGAAACTATATGAGAGGCGGCCTTCTGTGAGCCTGAATTCCGGGACTGATGACGAATCAACAGTTCCTTCTGTTCAGGACGAGTAGCGGGACCGACCCGAACTTTTCCATCGGTGATATCCTTTCGAATAACCTCGACGAATGATTCGGCAACGTCCGAATTATTCTCTAGTACAATTGTGCTCGATAACAACTTGGCAACTCCTTTACGTGGCAGAAGATCAATGTCCCCTTTTACGGAAAATGGTATTCCCCGCAATAAGAGACAGGAAGAGCATCTGCTGATTAGTAGATAAACTTGTAAATCCCACATCATCGTATGACAGGGATAGACCGAGTTCCCGATGGTACCACGAAACTTCATGTTTAGCCATGGTCGTTAGTTGGGGTGAAAACCCATAACGAGGAACATGGTAGAAGTCTTCCTTAATAGTAGCAGTGGTTTTAATACTGTTACACACGTCATAAACCTCCCAATCCCCTGAAAAGGGCTGGACGGCAAGACGCTCGAGGAAGGTGCCCACTGGAGCAATCCAGTCGACCATAAAACTGAATGGAAGAGCATTCCACGCAATCTTTGCTGGATTGTTAAGACCAAGGGAAGCTAACGTAGCTCGCAGACCCGCCCATGCATCGTCTAAGCCTTGGAGATTCTGTAGTAGAACCCCTGAAGCTGAGACTTGTGTACGGGTGCCCTCAAGGGTCAACCTGCGCTCTGAATACGAGCGGTCATACTCGAAGTTAGAATACGGACCCTGAGTTTCTAGCACATCATGATTTCCGACAAAGGAATTCTGAAATGCATCTGAGGATCCGTAATGTACTCGGGTTGGGACCCCACGTGTCTTACGTAAATACTGTAATCTCCGAGAGACTGAATCAATTACTTGTGTAAACTTTATTAGGTCCCCTACGAAGGGAGCCCAAGCAAAGTTGTAATTGAGGAAACCAGAATTCGCAATTGACGGTATATCTTTCGGTCGCAAGGCTTTCACCTTGTTAAGATAATGCTTCACGCGGGGTCCCTTTTTAAGGGCCTTCGCAATGTGTTCAAAATCTTTCAACTCGATAAGAAAGTTAGCTACACTCACTTCGGTGGGTATCTGGGTATGGAAATGATTCCAAGCAGATAACCTAAAAGCTATAACGTCAGCTGAGGACATTTTGCAATGAGCATCGAAAAAGGCACGCACCTCCGATGGTGTCGACATATGTGGATCGACGTCAACACGGTGGGACTGCATTCGCATCCCACCGTGTCCGCCAGAATCATCCAACATGTCGAAATAAAAGAAGGGAACCCTTCCTTTCGGCAGATCGACCCAGGAATCACACGGACCTGGCGGATACTTTCCGTCTCGGTCAATAGGATTTTTCCGGTCTGTCATATCACGGAATACGTTCCAAACATGGCGATCAGTTGCAACTGGATAGCTAACGCCACCGGGCAAGTAACTTGCATCGATGTCGGTTGCTATGGTATTAACATTCATTCCATCATAGAACGATCTGTGTCGAACTGGATAAATATCATAGTACATGGCTGTCTCCTACACTCACGAAACTAATATTGATCTTCTAAGCATTGGCTACTTAGCTAATCAAGTGATTAGCACGGAGCGCGGTTACAAGAAAGCCAGGGGGTTAAAC